ACGAGCTCATTCCCGTAAGCGAGCTCATCCCGTTCGATGAAGTCTACGCGCTGGCCGCCGACATGGGCGGCATGGGGTATATCGGCGGGCATGGGGCGGACATCCTGAACCACAATCTGCTGATTAATCTCAACACGCTGGAGATTGCGCGACGGGCGAATGCGGGCCGCTACCTGTTCACATCATCGGCCTGTGTGTATCCCGAGGGATTGCAGCAGGACACCGCGGCGACGGCGCTGGCCGAAGACGACGCCTATCCCGCCGACCCAGACACGGATTACGGCTGGGAGAAGCTAACCACTGAGCGCCTGTGCCTGGCCTACGCCCGCGATTACGGGATGGACGTGCGCATCGCCCGCTTCCACAACGTCTATGGCCCGCTGGGCACATGGCGAGGTGGGCGCGAGAAAGCCCCGGCGGCGCTGTGCCGCAAGGTGGCCGAGAAGGTTGGGGCAAACGAATACATTCCCGGCGCGGGCAGCATCGAGATAGCAACGGGCGAGATGCGCCGCGTGGTGGGCATCGACATTTGGGGCGACGGCAAACAAACCCGCTCCTTCCTGTACATTGACGACTGCCTGGAGGCGCTCTACGCGCTGATGCAATCGGACTATCGCCAGCCGCTGAATATCGGCAGCAACCGCATGGTGAGCATTAACCATCTGGCGGACATCGTGGGCGCCTCGGCGGGGGTGGCCGTCGCCAAGAACTACGTCGACGGGCCGCAAGGCGTGCGCGGGCGCAACAGCGATAACACGCGCTGCGAGCAGGTGCTGGGCTGGCGCCCGCAGGTGTCGCTCGAAGTGGGGATATACCGCACGTATGCCTGGATAGCGGAGCGGGTTCGGGAGGCGGCGCGCGCATGACCATTGTCCTGTTTGGCAGCATCACCGACCAGTCGCACCGCGGCGACGACGCCCACAACGGCGGCTACAAGGCCCAATCGCTGATGGTCAAGCTGCTGCGCCAGCACGGCGTCGAGGCGTACCGCGTGACGCGTGACGGCGGCCAGGTGCCCTGGCTCATCGACCCGCAGCCCGCGGTGAGCATCGACCAGGCGCGGGCCTGGCGTGACGAGGGGCGTGACCTGCGCGTGGCGACGACCTGGATAGCGGCGGCGGAGTTCTTGGCGCTGGCGGGCGACGACAGGCCGGCCTACTTCTACGACCAGGAGATGGCCTACACGACCCGCGGGCACTTCGCTGCGCTGCAAGCCTGGATGCCGCGCTTGCGGCTGGCGACGCACAACCGCATGACGCAGGCCTGGTACATGGCGACGTTCGGCGTGACGCCGCTGTACATCCCGGAATGGAGCGACTCTCAGGTATGGCATCCAGGCGACGAGGGCGAGGTGGACACGGTGGGCTACATGAACGAAGGCCCGCACACTGCTCGTCATATTCAACATATCCAACAGGCCGTGCCGCAAGCGCGCCTGATGGAGATTCGCGGCACCGAGCAGGACGTGCGAGACGCCATGCGCAAATGCGACCTGTTTCTGTCGATGAACACGGGCAAGCACCCGCTATGGGGCGAGGGCTGCCCGCGCGCCGCGCAGGAGGCCATGCACGCGGGCTGTGTGGTGGTGGCCTACGACGTGCACGGTAACCGGGAGTATCTGCACGACGGCTATAACGGCGTGCTGGTGCCGAATGGCGATTGGGCCGCGATGGCGAGTGCTGTCGCGTACCTGCTGCGCAACCCGGACCACAAAGAGGCTATGTGCGAGCGGTCGCTGACCTTCGCCCGCGAGGCGTGGTCTGAGGCGGGGCGCTGGCCGCTGCTACACAGGTGGTTGGAGCTATGATGACGCGCGACGAGTTGCAACGGCGAATTGAGGACTGCGGCGTGTCGGCGGGCAATGGCCCGGCGGGCGCGGGATGGGGCATCATGCAAAACCCCGCGGGACTCGCGGATTTCCTCGCTGCCATGCAGGCGCTGAATGTCCGGCGCGTATTGGAGTTGGGCACCGGTCCCATCGGTGGACTGGCGCGCTTCATGCAGATGGTTCTGGGCTGGGACGTGGTGAGCGTGGATATTGCACGGCCCACACCGCCGCCCACGTGGGACTTTATCGAGTTGCCGACCGAAGAGGCGAAAGGACTGTTCCGGGGTGGCGAGTTCGATATGGTGTTCATCGACGCAGACGGGTACCAGGTGCGAGAGAACCACGCCTGGTATGCCCACACGGCGCGTATCGTGGCCATCCACGACATTTGCAGTCCGGACCCCACCGCGCCGCAGCCGGGGTTTTGGCGGCGGCTGGCCTACGAGGGCGACGCGCTGAAGCCTGGATACTACGAGCACCCGGCAGGACCGGGGATTGGATGGTATTTCCGTGAATCGTGACGAGTTGGAACGCATCATGGGACCGGGCACGCGGGCGTTCATTCACCCGGATGAAATCGGCCCGCTGCAACACTGCGCGGCCCAGGCCACCAAGACGATTGTCGAGATTGGCACGGGCTACGGCGCCTGCGCGATTCTCATGCTGGCGGCGTCATCTAGGCGCGTGACGGTGCACAGCATCGACCCGTTCGTGCGCGATAGCCACGGCAACTGGCAGGCCAGTGCTGCCCGTGCGCAGGCGTGCGTGGCGAACGCCGCCGCGGCGCTGGGGTTCGATGCCGGGCGCTGGGCGCTGTACGACAAGTACAGCTATGACGTGGCGGCCACGTGGAAGCTCCCGGTGGACCTGCTGTTCATCGACGGCGATCACTCGTATGTCGCCGTCCGGCACGACTTTGAGACGTGGCTGCCCCACATGAAGCCCGGCGGGTTGGTGCTACTGCATGACTCGCGGCGCGTGCCCGGCACGCCCGGCCAGGTATTTGACCAGGGATGGCCGGGACCGACGCGACTGGCGGACGAGCTGCGCGTCGACCCGCGCGTGACGCTGGTGGATGAGGTGTACAGCCTCACGATTTGGAAGGTGGCAAATGACGAGGGTTAGCATCGTCATCCCGAGCATGAACCGCCCGGAGCGCCTGATGGCGTGCGTCACGCGCGCGCTGTGCACGACGGTGGGGCATGACGTGGAGGTCATCGCGGTGATTGACTGCGATGCCGCCAGCCGCGACCTGCTGGCCGGCCTGGGCGATGACCGCGTGCGCGTGCTGTTCAACGAAACGCGCCGGGGCGCGATTGCCTGCTGGAACCAGGGGCTGGACGCGGCGCGCGGCAACATCCTGGTCTTCGGGAACGACGACTGCTATTGGGGCGACGGCTGGCTGGACGCGGCGCTGGCCGCGCACCGGGAGCAACTGGGCGGGTACGGGTTGGTCGGATTCAACGATGGCTACCAGGACGGGGATGTGCTAGCGGTGCAGTACCTGTTCGACCGGCAGTTTTGCATCGACCACCTGGGCGGCGTGATGGCCTACCCGGTTTATGAGTTCTACTGCAATGACACGGAATCGAATGCGCGCGCCAAGCGCGCCGGGCGGTTCGTCTGGTGCCGCGAGGCGCTGGTCCAGCACCATCACTGGACGCGGCCAGGGCAGAACCACAAAGACAGCCTGGACGCCGAGAATGAACCCAAGGCGCAACGTGACATGGCGCTGTTTGCCCAGCGCGAGCGCGCGGGGTTCCCGGACGATTTCGAACGCGTGCTGCCCAGGCCGGAGCCAAAAGCGCAGTTGCGCATCCTGGTGCTGTCCGACACGCGCCTGCCCACGGCGGCGGCCTATCCGGGCCACGGCCTGGGCAAAGTGAACCTGGCGATTGCGGAGGGCCTGCGCGCGCGCGGGCATGACGTGCACCTGTGGGCCGGGGCAGGGAGTGTTTTTGACGGTGATCTGCGCATCTTCGAGGATGAGGCCGACATGGTGGGCGCGGACCTGGGAAGCTTCGACGCCATTCTGGACGGCGGACACGTGCACCGGGCTGGGCGCGAGTATCCGGGCCTGCCGATTGTGAACCTGTCGCATGACCGGGAACACGCGCCGGGCGCGAATGCCGTTTTCCCCAGCGAAGCGCACCGCGCCTTTCACCGCCAGCCGGGGCGCGTGGTATACCACGGGATTGACGTGGGAGACTTCCCGCTGCATGAAGGGCCACGCGATGGCATGGTGGCCTGGATGGCGCCGCCCTTCCCGCACAAGGGGCCATTGGCAGCAAGCCAGGCGGCATGGCTGGCCGGGGTGCCGCTCAAGACGGCAGGCGCCCAATCGGTGACGGGCGCCCTGTCGGGCGCGGACAAGGTGCATTTCCTGGCTCACGCGCGCGCGCTGCTGGTCCCGGCCAGCATTGAGAGCGGCGGCCTGACGTGTCTGGAGGCGGCGGCCTGTGGCACGCCCGTGATTGCCTTCGGGCTGGCATCCCTGCCCGAGTACGTGGCGGACGGCGTGACGGGTTTTGTGGTCGATGATGTGAGCGACATGGCGGCGGCCATCGCCCGGACGGCGGAGATTATGCCCGCGGCGGCGCGGGCCTGGGTGGCGGAATATCGCGGCCTGGACCAGATGATTGATGCACATGAGCGCGCGCTACTGGATGCGGCGCGCGGGGAGCGGTGGTAATGGCGAACAAACGACCCTGCCCGTGGTGTGGCGGCACGGGCAAGCTGGAAGTCGAGCACGCCGGGAGCGTGATGCGCATGCCATGCGGCGCCTGTAAGAGCAAGGGCCTGCTGTCGGTCACGCGCTGGGCGGCGGAGAAGGTGGCGCACGGGGCATATCAGCGGCGCCAAGCCGGGGGCGGAGAAGAACAATGACAGCACGTGACGGCATGACCAATATCATCGCTACGTTGCGCGCATGGACGGAAGCCGGGACCGCAGATTACAGCGTGGCAGGAACTACGTACTGGGATGATGGCCAGTTGCAGGACACGCTCGACCGCTACCGAATGGACATCCACCGCGAATCGCTGGTGTATGAGTACGAGTACGACGACGGCGAGATTGTCTATCACAACTACTACGCGCCCACCCGGTACTACGAGGAAGCGGCTGGAGGGGCGGACGTGTGGCGCATTGAGGACGCGGCGGGCAGCGCCATCGGCACGGCGGATTACACCGTGAATTACCACGCCGGCCACATCCGCTTCACGGCAGACACGGGCGGCTCAGCGCGCTATCTGGTGGCGCGGGCCTATGACATGCACCGCGCGGCGGCGGATGTCTGGCGGCGCAAGGCGGCGCACGTGGCCGGGCGCTACGACTGGGCGACCGACAACCATTCGATGAAGCCCAGCCAGTTGAAAGCCCATTACATGGACATGGCGCGCTATTACGAGGGGCAAGCGCAGACGCGCCATGTCCGACTGGAGCGCAGCGATGTCAACGATTGAAATTTCCCAGGCTGATGCGGATGCCCTGATTGCCCTACGGGAAGCGGCACGCACCGCCTATAACAGCGCGCTGTATTTGCGGGCCACGCAGGGCGCGGCACCAGCCCGGACGGACGTTACCATGCAGCGGTTGATGGAGGCGGTCCGGCGCGCGGATGCGGTGGGGTTCAAGCCCAAGGCCGCGCCGAAGCGGACACGAAAGGCGAAGGCATGACTTGGTTGCCCGATGATGAGCTGGCGCAGTTTCGCGCCGATATTCTGGACGCACTCCCCGACACCGGCGTCATCCAGGCGGTGACGCGCACGAGTGACGGGGCGGGGGGCTGGTCGGAGAGTTGGTCCGCGGTGTCGGGCGGGACGGTGGCGTGCCGTCTGGACCCGCTGAAGGGGTCCACTGTCCAGGCTGGCGTGATTGCGGGCCAGGAGTCGCTGACGCTGCGCTACCAAGTGACGGTGCCCTACGACGCGCCTCTCGACGCGGACCGACGATTGGTCGTCAACGAGCGCACGTATGAGGTAGTGCAACTGAGCGACGAGCACAGTTGGCGCTTCGTCCGGCGGGCGATTGTATCGGAGGTGCGCTGATGCGCGCGGTGCTGGATATGGCGAAGCTGCTGGAAATCGAGCGCAATATGCCGGGGCGCGTCGAGACGATGATGGCGGAGCTGGCGTTTACCTGCGTGGGTGAGGCGGTCGACAACTTCAGCACCACGTCACCCTCCCCCGCAGGTGAGCCGCCGGGCATCGACACGGGTACGCTGAAGAATGCCGTCAATGCCCAGCCTGCGGGGCCGATGGCCTGGGAGGTCAACGACGGGACGGATTACGGCGTGCACCAGGAATATGGCACCCGCAAGATGCCCGCGCGCCCGTGGATGCTACCTGCCTTCGAGCGGGCCGTGGCCACTATCGACAAAGACATGCTGCTTGAGGTGATCGCGGATGAGTAGCACACTACCCGCCATGGAGGCGGCTCTGTACAGCACGCTCGGGCAGAACGCGAGCGTCGCGTCGTATATCGGGGGCACGGCGGCGCCGCGGCTGTACAACCTCATGGCACCCAGCGGCGCGGCCCGCCCGCACATCATTTTCTACCTGGGCTCGGGCCTGGTGTCCAACACGTCGCCGCGGGACGACATGAACGACGTGTACCGGGTGGAGGCGGTGGCCGAAACGCGCGGGGGCGCGGAGACGCTGAGCGGCGCGATTTACACCGCGCTGCATGGGCAGGAGCTGACGATCACGGGCTGGTCCAACTACCTGCTACAAGCGGAGCGCAAGACGACGATTGTCGAGACCGCTGAGGGGCGCCAATACTGGCGATACATCGTTGATTACCGCATTCGTGCGGATAAGAGCTAAGTGAGAAGGAGCGCAACATGACAGTTGCTAATCGGTATACAGGCAAGAACCTGTATGTGGCCTTTGCGGGGCAGGATTTGTCGGGCGACTTTACCGCGTGGGAAGTTACCCGCACGTCCGACACCGCGGATGTCACAGCAGGCAGTGAGGACGCGCGGTCGTATTTGGCCACGCTGAAAGATGCGACGTTCCGCTTGGAGCGGTTCGACACCGCCACGGGCGGCAGCGCGGTCATGGCTGCGTTGACCGAGGGGGCCAGCGGCACGGTGGAATATGGGCCGCAGGGCACCGCCTCCGGCAAGCCGAAGTACAGCGCCGTCGCCATCGTGACCAATGTGAGTGTCAGCTACCCGTTCGCGAATGCCGTCGTGGTAACGGCGGATTTCCAGCGCAGCGGTGACTGGATCAACCACTACGAGGACCTGGGCAGCACCTACTAGGAGGGCTAGATGCCAAAGACAGACAGCGGCAATGAGTGGACTATTGACCTGAGCGCCTGGCAGACGATGGAGCCGATCATGGCGTGGCAGGATGCTGCGCGGGCGGGCGACTTTCGCACGATGGCAAAAATCATGACGGAAGTCGTCAAGGCGTGGCCATTCGAAGCCGATCCGGCAGACCCGGACGCATATCGGAGCGAAATCACGCCGCAGCAGTTTAAGACAGCGGCGGAAAGAATGGGCGAGAAGGTCACCGCTTTTTTTCGAGACGAGGGCTGACCAAATCGCGCAAACGGTCTACCTCGCGGAGAAGTTCGGCGCGACGGCGGAACCGGCGATCATGAACCGAATCAATAGAGTCCGGCTGGCGATGCTCACCGGCTGGACTCTGGAATACATCGACGATCTGGACCCGTTCACGCTAAACGATTTTATCGGCGTGCTCAGGGGTGACAAGGTGGTAGGCGGACGATGACAACCGTTGTCGCATCACTGGTTGCACAATTCGGCGCAGACATCAGCGGTTATAAACAGGGGTCGGCTGAGGTCAAGCGTGACATGGGCGATTTGTCACGGCGCGTAGGAGATCGAGTCGCCAAAATAGGCGATACATTTTCCGGTGTGGGAAGGAATATTGGCGTGGTCGCGGCCCCGCTGGGCTTGGCGCTGGGTGTGACGGTCAAGAGTGCCATCCAGTTTGACACAGCGATGACGAACGTTCAGGCCGTACTGGGCGCCACAAACGACGAAATGCGCGACATCAACGCGCAGGTTCTGGCCCTGGGGCGAACGAGCATCGCCGGGCCGCAAGCCGCCGCCGAAGCGTTCTATGACATTGTGTCGGGCGTCGCAGATTCATCGACGCATTTTGCCATTCTGGAAGCGTCGATGAAGACCGCCGAAGCGGGGGCCGCGGATTTGGGTGCCACAACCAGCGCGATGGTCGCCATCATGAACTCTTACGGATTTGCTGCTGAAGAGGCCGTGATGGTGAGCGATGTGCTGACGCGCACAGTGGGCATGGGCGTGCTCACGATGGACGAGTTGGCATCAGCGATGCCGAACGTGACCGGTCTGGCTGCCTCCATGGGCGTTGAGTTTGACGAGTTGGGCGGCATGATGGCGCTCATCACAACCAAGGGGTTCAGCGCGGCGACGGCCTCAACGCAAATCCGGGCCGCGATGGTGGCGCTCATCAAGCCCACGACCGATATGAAGGTCGCATTCCGCGAGTTGGGCGTTGAAACAGGCGAGGAATTGGTCGCCAAGTTCGGCGGCTTGCAGGGCGCACTGGTTGCTGTGGCGGGCACCCAGGCGTATGCCACCAAGGGCGCGGGCGCGCTGTTCGGAAGCGTTGAGGCGCTAGGGGGCGTTATTACCCTGACTGACGAATCGGCGGCGGGTTTTCTGGATGATTTTGTTGCGGGCGTTGAGGGGGCTACGGACGCTGCGCGGGCCATTCAGCTAGAGGGCGCGGCAGCACAGATGGCACTGCTCAAGAGTGAAGTCAGCGCCGTGGCGATTGAGATTGGCACTGTGCTGCTACCCATGTTTCGCGAGGGCGTGACATCACTTCGCCCGCTCGTGGCAGAGTTTGGTGCGTTTGCCGCCGCCCATCCGGAAGTTATTCAACAAGTCGGACTTCTCACCGTGGGGTTGATGGGGCTGTCAACCACGCTGATGGCGCTGGGCCCCGTACTAAAAGTCGCCGGGGTCCTGATTGGCGCGCTTAATCTCCCGATTCTGGTGGGCATTGGATTGGTTGCGGCCTATGCCAGTAATTTTGGTGGATTGCGGGATGCCATCAATCAGGCAGGAGATGGTATCCGAACAGGGAATTTCACAATGGCGCTCGACGGCATTATCGACGCCCTGGCCGCGATTCCGATGGGGATTGCCGAGATGGTGGGTAGCGCGGCGGGCATAGATGTTCCCGGCGGACTAAAGGCATGGGTCAACATACTCAGCATGATACAGGCGGGATTCCAGTGGATTATTCAGAATCCGGCGGAGGCGTTCAAGGAGCTGTACTTCGAAGTGCCCGGTGGCCTAAATGACTTCCTGAGCGTGCTGGATACCATCATAGGTGCCCTGACCTGGATCAATGATGCCGTGCCCAAGATACCCGGCGTATTACTCGGCGGGGCCGGTACCCTTGAGGGGGGCGAAACGCGCGAAGAATTTACAGAAAGCGGTGGGCGCGATGCGGCATCCAGAAACGCCTACAATATCTTCCAGCAGACGCGGGCAGCAGGCGGCGTGGCCCTGGGCGGCGTGCCCACCTGGGTGGGTGAGCGCGGCCCGGAACTGTTCATCCCGTCGCACACAGGCAGCATCATCCCCGCGCATCGATCGAATGGCGGGGCAGGGGGCGGGCTAACCATCACCATTAGCGAAGTGCATCTGCATGGCGTCCAGAACCCGGCGCAGATGCTTGACTCGTTGGAGCGCATGGCGTTCCGGCGGAACCAGAGGGTGCAGCAGCCAGCATGATTGCCTACAAGGTGTACGTGGATTTTGATAACGATGGCTCGTTTGCGACCGCAGGCGATGACATCACAGACTACGTGACCTCGCTTCAGGCATCCCTCGGCATGGAGGACGAACAGGCGCATGTGGCGACGGTCGGCTTCTGCCAAGTGGCGCTGAACAATGCCAGCAAGGCATTCTCGCCCGAGTACAGCGCTGGGACGTACTATGGCAAACTGCTGCCCCGACTGCCATTTAAAGTGGACGTGGTTGAGGACGGCAATACCTGGACCCTGTTTCGCGGCGTCACGGCGCGCTGGTACGCGCAGTCCGGCAAGTTTGGCCCGCGCACGGCCACCCTGGAGGCCGAATGTCTGTTGAGCGTGCCACAGAATTATGACGTGTCGCTGCCCTTGCAACTGAATACGGTCGCGGATGACCTGCTCAAGCTAGTGGGATCGGCGGCGTTCAACACCGCGCGCGCCACCGGTCATATCGCGTTCGCGGGCAACGTCTCCAACAACGACACGGTAACCGTCGGGGATGTAACGTATACGTTCAAGACGGCGCTGACGTCGCCGGAAGAAGCGGGTGAGGTGCTGATTGGCGCTGATGCCGAATCCAGCGCAGCAAATCTGATCGCCGCCATCAATGGCGAGGAGGGCGCGGGCACGACGTACAGCACAGGTACCGAGCGCGCGGACGTGGCGACGGCCAGTCCGGATGGAGAAGCATTGTCTATCCCGACCGCCGGTGTGGCTCAAGGGTTTGCCGTGGGGCGCTGGCCGGACAACGACAATCTGTACTACGAAGGCC